TCAGTTCAGCATCTGCCTTAGCAACCTCTGCTGCTTCCAAAGCCTTAAGGATAGGCGCAGGGATGTCAGCTTTGTTGATTTGTTCACCTTCATATGTTACATACTCAGGCTCGACTTTCTTTTCGATGATGTCAGCTTTAATGACATACCCATTGTCGATAAGTGATTTACGAAGACGCTCGTTCTCTTCTTTAAGAGTAGCTTCAAGAGCTTTAAGAGTTTCGATTTCAAGCTCTTCAATAGTTGCATCATCAGCTTTCTTCATGTCCATATTGTACATCTTCATGGCCTCTTCTTCAGACATACCTTTATCCATGTATGGCTTCAGTTTAGCTTTAAGATCATCAGACATTTTTTCTGTTACTTCATGTTCCATAGGTTCTCCACTGGAATTATCACGCTTGTACAAGGAGACTGTTGCCTGTGCGTTTGCTGGACGATCCACCAAAGACAATTCCTCCAACTCAAGCTGTTTTAAAAGGTTAGGCACTATAGTCCTCCTTGATTGCACGACCCCCAATAGAGAAGGCCGCAAGTTCACCAGACTTGACCTTTGCCCAGACATTATCGTCATGGACTTTGAAAGCTACAATCCAGCCTTCACGGTCACTCTGTATGCCAAGGGAGTCACCAATCTCTTTAGTGATAGGCATGGAATGGATAACTGACCCAATCTGATCCCCTGTATGCATCTGTTTACCGACACGAATATGTTCCATAAAGCTATTGACAGCCTTAACAAGTGTCTCAGGTTCTATTACGTCACCTTGACGGTCAACCACTGGCTCACCCTTCTCAGTAACAACTGAGGCCCATCCATAGACTAGACGCTGTTCTTCGTCAGCCTTTAGGATTTGACCTTCAATACTTTTTGTAAGGGGCTTATTGTGAGTGTAGCCTCTTTCTTTCAAATCAAGATGTTGCTCATAAGTAGCTGCCATAAGAGCATCGCCTGTCTTAGGATCATACATTTGATGAGGTTTAAAATCTTCTTCTGCCTTGGTCATACTACCCACCGTTGCTCCACTCCACATACGACAGGACCAGTACCTAGCAGAAGTCTTATCTGTAGCTGTATCACAAGAATGCCTAGAGCGGAAATTAGCTCTGGCTTTAGGGTCATCTCGACGGATCTCCATGTTAGGATCTCCGAAGGTAACTTTCTTGGTCTTCTCACCGTCTTTAACATACACGCCAAACTTCTTGCTTGAACCTGCTGGAAGTCTAAAAGGTTTGTTCAAAGGTTTATCAGCTTTGTCTACATAGTAACCATCGTCCATCTTCTTAGTGCTAGAAGGGTGACCAGAGGGAAGTAAGTCTTTGTCGTGCTTAGGTGACTTAGACCCAGCTACAATCTTTAAGAAGCTGTTTACCCTAGCCATTGCCCATTGCTCAGGGCCGGTAACATTAGGTCTAACAGATGATGGGTTAGTTCTATAGGCACCTACACCTCTGTTATACACTGTCTGCAACATACTCGTTGTAACCTTATGCTTAGATTTAGCATTGTGGGCTTTCACTTTTTCAGCTAGTCCTTTAGGCATTAGTAATCTAGTCCTTCTTAACTAAGTTCTTTAACTACTGTGACAGACAAGTTTTTGCTATTAGGAAATGTCTCAAGACTCCCATCTGCGTACGTCACTTCAAATTCAAGCGCATAAGAACCCACTGTGTCTGTGTCTCCTGATTGCCAATCATACTGAATTATACCACCTGTAGCGTTTACTATAGTCATAGCAGAGTTTACTTTTAGGCCAGTTCCACCCACAGCTTTCATATTAATCCTTACACTAGCGCCAGTTAAATTAATAACTGTACCAGAGCCATCTTTAAGTATAGCTTGTAAAGAGGGTGAAGTGTTATTTTGCTTAATGTTAAAAGCCATAGTATTAAGCTGCCTTGTTATTAATGTTTAATATATTAGCTATATTAGTGCTATAAGGTAAAGTGACAGAGTTGTCAGAACTCTCTGTGGTAAGAACCACTCTCCTACCTGAACCATTTAGATATATTGAGGGTATCTGAGGAATGCCTGTCAAGATGTTAGATGCAGAGAGTATGTGACCCTGAGATACTGAAGGGGAACTGACAACAGGGACACCAGTGGAAATAGAAGAAGCTGTTAAAAAGTTAGACTCATTAGCTGTAGGAGTACCTAAAACTGGGTTTCCTGTGGCTACAGCACTAGGTGTAAGATTATAAATACTTCCTAGCGCAGGACTTCCAACTGTAGGTGTCTGTGTGACAATATTGTCAGCAACTAAAGCATCACTTGTAGTTATAGAAGCAGAAGCTACAGTAGGTGTACCAGTGGAAATAGAAGAAGGTACAAAAGGTTGACCGCCAGATATTACGACAGAAGCTACAGTAGGTGCAGTTGTAACAATACTAGAGGCAGATAAGCCGTGATCTTGGGCTATACTTGGTGAACCAAGTTGAGGGGCCGCTGTTACAATGCTGTCTGCTGTAAATGACTCACCTTCTGACATTGCCACAGAAGAAACTATTGGACTTGCCGTTACAACACTAGACGCTACTAAGTTATGCTCTTGAGTAGCTACAGGGGTTCCTAATACTGGATTACCTGTGACCACACTGTTTGGTGTTAAGACGTCTGCTGCAACAGCCCCAGTATCCGCTAAGGGGGCAGATGCTAGTGGGCTGAAACCTAGCATGTGTTACTCCTACGGTTTAGTGGGCCAAGTCACGCTTGTCGGGAAGCCAGCTTGACTTGTGACATCCCTAAGTGCTTGACGGTATGCGGTCATATTAGATGACAAGGTGGTGTCACTCAAAGCGAGGTAATCAGTTTCTGCGAGCAAACTGTTCCGCTTTGCACGAATCTCATCAGCAGTAAACTCAACGATTGTTTCGCTAAGCATAACCCCATTTTTAGAAAATACTTGATCTTTTCTCATGAATATACCCCCGCTAAATATGGTGGCTCGTTTGTGTTTTGAGAAAACGATGAGGCCGTTGAAGTTGATGAAACATTTGAAGAAAGAGAGACCAAAACATAATCATCATTTGTTGCTGTAGTAGCTGGCCTAGGATAAAATCCTGTGCGTCGGTATGCTTTGTACATTAGACTACTATAAGATGTATTTGTGCTTACAGCTAACCAGTATAAAGTGTCAGCACTCACGCTTTGAGATAATCCTGTTACACTTTTCCATCCATCACCTATACCGTTTGGATCAAGTGTTCCATAAGAAAGTCTGCTTGAAGGGCCGCTGCTATGACTATAAATGCCAAGCCCCAATTCACCAGAGGACGATACAATATTATCTTGAAGATAAATAGTAATACTATCCAGTGTTCCATCTGCCGGTGCGACCCACGGAACAAAGTAAATTACACTAGAGCTAAAATATAAACCGCTGCCAGTGTAATATCCTAAGTCGATTGGTGGAGCCTGAGTGAGACTAGTCCCAGCAGTTTTTAAACCAGAAGTTACAGGCCCACCACCACCACCAGCCGCAGCACCGTCAATCGTCACACTGCCACTGGTAGCACTAATGTCATTCGTCTGATGATTGATAGTTAGAGACATAATTTATACCGCCGTTGATCCTGACATGTCATCCTGAGCCATTACCCAAGCATAGCACTTGTCCAAGAATGTTGAGCCAGATGCTGCTTCGATATCTGTTAGGTTTGCGTTGTAGCGCAAGAAGGCCACCTCACGGGTATCATCATCAGGCGTTGCTGTAGCATATGCTGACAAATCAATCATGACTGAGAACTTTGGATCAGTTCCACGTTGACGTGACACAGCCGCTGTCACGATCCTATAATATGCGCTATTAAATGCGATGCCATATTGAGAGGCACCTTGTTCGATGTTGTTCTGAATAGCCATTTGGTATCTCCTTTTAGGCGTAAGTTACTTCAGATGTGTGGATCGTAGCCACCCACCTGATGTCTGTTGATGCTGCACCAGTTACTTCTATTTTCAGACAGCCAAGTGATGTATTCGCAGATAAAGCCATACCCCAGTTGGGTGTATTGTCTAGAACAGTAGTAGCTGAGTTGACCAGCACAGTTGTACCAGCAGAACCTTCTCTGCGGATTAAACCTTCAACCTTCCACGCAGCACAAGCTGTGCCATCAGCCGCTTGCTGGCGAGCTACGATAGTGCCGTGGAATGCAAAGGCTGAGTTGTTAGGTAATGTCACTTGGTTAGCAGCAAGGCTGTTGATGTTTTGTGTTCCTAAAACAGTGGCGGTAGCATCCGTTGTGCTTGCTATTAAAACTCTTTTAGATGTTTGAGCATCACCATCAGAGCTAAACCGGCCTGATGACCATGTGTCTATACCTGTTCCATTTACATCAGCTTGAAGCCCACCAGCCCTAGAATAACTGCCGCTTGTAATCTTGTTACCTCGGCCTCCACCAATAAATGAATAAGCCCCACTACAATTGTTTTGCCATCCACCAACTACAGCAGATTTTGCGCCGCTCTGCGCCACATTACTATCGCCACCCCAACATAAACTATCAGTTGCAGTAGCCTTGTTGTAATCGCCGCCAGCAATGCTGTTTGAGCCACTAGCGCCATAGCTGCTACTGTTGGTTGCAATGGCTGCTGCGAAGCTGTTAGTGCTACTTGCTAGACTTTTACCTATAGCAAAACTATCTTGCCCTGTTGCAACTGAATTTTGACCTAAAGCAGTGGAGTAGGTTCCTGTAGCTTTTGCTTGATAACCCATAGCAATACTACGCACACCTGTTGCGCCATAAGCTGTGGATGTAGTGCCTATTGAAATTGCTGTTGCACTTGCACCACCAGCACGACCTTCTCCAATAGCAACCGCCTTGCTTGCCTTTGCTTCAGACCTGTAACCAAAAGCTGTTGCATC